GCCCCACCCCCGGCTGGCAGCGAGTGCGTAGCGCGATGATTTGACAGTGTGTTCCACACATTTTGTAACTATCCCCAAAGGCATAGTATTTACACATTGAGATTCAAGACCCCCACCCCCCGTGTAGACGCGAAATGGGGTGGAAGATTGATAACGAAAGGGCTACCTGTACCTATGACTCCAAGACAAAGGGATGTGTATTTATATGTTAGGTTATTTTGGGAGAGGTATGGGTATGGGCCTAGTTATCTAGATATTGCCTACGGTTTAAACCTTACATCTAGAGGAAACATTGGAAGGATTGTGAGGAGACTTACATCGTTAGGAGTATTTGAGAGGAAGAAATGGTCGAAGAGAGAGACAAAGCCATTTGGGGTTAAGTTGATTAGGTTGATACAGAAATGATTGAAGAGATACCTAAGCTGTTAGACAAGATGACTTTGGGTGAGCAGCAGGAGTTATATGAGTTGTTGGAGTTGTACAAGAAGGAAGATAAAGAAGGTAGGGCTATATTAAATTTTATGGATTTTGTTGATTTGATATGGCCTCATTTTGTAAATGATGTTTTTGTAGCGGGTAGGCATCACAGGGTTATAGCTGAGAAGTTTGAGGATTTGGTAAGTGGGAAGATTAAGAGGTTAATTATTAATATGCCTCCCCGCCATACGAAGAGTGAGTTCGGGAGTTATTTGTTACCTGCATGGTTTATGGGTAACTACCCACATAAGAAGATCATTCAGTCTAGTCATACGGCAGACAAGGCTTTGGAGTTTGGTAGGAAGGTTAGAAACTTGGTAGCTGCACCACAGTTTCAGTCGATATTTAAAGATGTGTATCTACAGGCGGATTCAAAGGCTGCTGGTAAGTGGAGTACGAATAGGGGCGGTAGTTACTTTGCTGTTGGTGTGGGAGGTGCTGTAGCTGGGTATGGTGCCGATCTGATGATCATTGATGATCCTCACAGTGAGCAGGATGGTAAGAGTTTAAACTCTGATGCGTTTGACAGTACCTATGATTGGTACATGACTGGGCCGAGACAGAGGTTGCAGCCGGGTGGTGCCATCCTGTTGATTATGACTCGGTGGAGTAAGAGGGATTTGACTGGGAGATTGTTGGACTATTCCGCCAAAAACCCCGATGCAGACCAATGGGAGGTAATTGAATTCCCAGCAATCATGCCTTCCGGACAGCCGGTATGGCCCGAGTTCTGGAGCCTTGCAGAACTAGAAGCCACCAAGGCTACGATTCATCCACGATTCTGGGCGGCACAATATCAACAGGAACCCACATCTTCTGAGTCAGCAATTATTAAGCATGACTGGTGGAGGATATGGGAGGGAGATAGTGCCCCTGAATGTGAGTATGTTATTCAGTCTTGGGACACAGCGTTTAGTAAGACAGAACGGTCTGACTACTCCGCGTGTACAACGTGGGGGGTTTTCAATATGGAAGATGATGCAAAGACAGGAAAGATGATGTCTAACATTATTCTTTTGGATAGTTTCAAAGCAAAAATGGAATTCCCTGAACTAAAAGAAGTTGCATTTAAACACTACAAAGAGTTTAATCCTGACACTTTGATAGTAGAAGCTAAAGCGTCAGGGCAACCATTGATAGCAGAATTACGACATATGGGAATACCCGTACAAGAGTTCATGCCATCTAGGGGTAACGACAAAATATCGCGTGTAAATGCCGTAGCTGATTTGTTTTCATCTGGGGTAATCTGGTGCCCGGATACCCGTTGGGCGTATGAGTTGGTAGAAGAGGTAGCAGACTTTCCGAATGGTGAGCACGATGACTTGGTGGATTCTATGACCCAAGCACTGATGCGTTACCGCCAAGGTGGGTTTGTGAGACTGCCAACAGATCTATACGAAGAACCCAAGCCCCGGCGGGTCAAGAACTACTATTGAGGATAAAAATGGAACGCTATATACCGCCGATAAGCATGGAAGAGATCAATGCGTCAGAGCCTGTAGAGGTGGAGATTGCAGATCCGGATATGGTTGTTGTAGTGATTGAGGAACCCAACGAAGAGTTTAAACAAAATCTGGCTGAAGATATTTCAGAGGGCGACTTGCAGTCTTTGGCTGGTGATTTGCTTGCGGATATTCTTACCGATAAAAGTTCTAGGCGGGATTGGGAGAAGACGGTAAGTGAGGGTCTTGAGTTGCTGGGTATGAAGATGGATGAAAGGACTGAGCCTTGGCCCGGTGCCTCTGGGGTTTATCACAGCCTGTTGTCTGAGGCGGTGATTAAGTTTCAGTCTGAGATGATTATGGAGACTTTTCCCGCGAGTGGGCCGGTCTTTACCAAGGTAATAGGCAAGAAGAGTAAGGAGAAGGAAGAGGCAGCAGAACGCGTTAAGGGCGATATGAATTGGCAGCTTACCGAGAATATGGGTGAGTACCGCGCTGAACATGAAAGGATGTTGTGGAATTTGGGATTTTCTGGTGCCGCGTTTAAGAAGGTGTATTACGACCCCTATTTAGAGCGGCAGGTGTCGATGTTTGTTCCTGCTGAAGACATCTACATACCCTACGGCAATACAGATCTGGCTTCATGTCCAAGAATTACCCAAAGGATGAAGAAGACAGAAAATGAAATCCGGCGGCTGATGCAAGCTGGATTTTATGTTGATAGGGATCTGACTGCTCCCGCGAAAGATATTTCCGATCTGGACAAGAAGAAAGAAAAACTGACCGGAATGAATTCGCTGGATGACAACCGCTACACACTGTATGAATGCCATGTAGAACTGGACTTGGCTGGTTACGAAGACACAGAAGATGGCGAAGAAACAGGTATAGCTCTCCCATATGTAGTCACCCTTGATTCTAACTGTTGTGTGTATTCAATCTACAGGAACTGGAATCCTGAAGATAAACACAAAAAGAAACGCAATCACTTTGTCCAATACACATTTATCCCCGGATTCGGCCCGTATGGGTTTGGGTATATCCATATCCTAGGGGGCTATGCCAAAGGCTCTACGTCGATTCTGCGGCAACTTATAGACGCTGGGACACTGGCTAACCTGCCGGGGGGTTTGAAGTCCCGTGGGCTTCGTATCAAAGGTGATGACACGCCGATTGCGCCGGGAGAGTTTAGGGACGTAGATGTACCGGCAGGGGCTATCCGGGACAACATTATGCCCCTCCCCTACAAGGAACCTTCATCGACTCTGTTTGCGTTGTTTAAAGAGGTAGTGGATGAAGGCAGGGGATTGGCTTCTACGGCAGATATGAAAATTGCCGATATGAACCAACAAGCCCCGGTAGGGACAACTCTGGCAATTATCGAACGCATGATGAAAGTCATGTCTGCCGTACAAGCCAGAGTTCACGCATCAATGAAGAAAGAATTCAAGCTCCTTAAAGTCATTATCCGTGACTACACGCCGGAAGAGTATGACTACGAGACCGAAAAAGGGCGCATGGTCAAGCAGTCAGACTACGAACAATGCGACATTATTCCCGTGTCAGATCCTAATGCGTCTAGTTCTACGCAACGTATGGCGCAGTATCAGGCGGCACTGCAACTGTCTCAGTCGGCACCGCAACTGTATGACTTGCCCGTGCTGCATAGGGAGGCTCTGTTGGCTCTGGGACTGAAGAATGCTTCTGAGATAGTCCCTGATAAAGACGATATCAAGTCCAAAGACCCTGTTTCCGAGAACATGAACATCATGAATGGGAAGCCGGTAAAAGCCTTCTTGGAACAAGACCACGAAGCGCATCTGGCGGTGCATATGTCGGCGGCACAAGACCCTGCAATGCAAAAGATAATTGGGCAAAACCCGATGGCTTCTGTGCTGCAACAGGCTATTCAGGCACACCTGATGGAACACATGGCGTTTAAATACCGCCTAGACATTGAAAAACAAATGGGTGTAAACCTTCCTCAAGAAGACGACAAGTTGCCCATTGAAATAGAGAATCAGATAAGCAGGTTGTCAGCAGAAGCTGCACCTATTGTCTTGCAGATGCACAGTGCAAAAGCGGCTCAAGAGGCTGCAATGGCACAGCAAAAAGACCCGTCTATTCTTGCGGCACAGCAAGAGCTTCAGCTTAAACAAAAAGCATTGCAGCAGAAAGAACAACTTGATCAAGCTGAATTGCAACGCAAGTCACTCAAAGACAAGATGGATGCTGCGGCTAAAGCTGATGACATCAGGCTTCGTGAAGAGGCTATGAAGGCAAAGCAAGATTACGATGGCGCAAAGCTTGGTGTTGAGATCAAGAAACATCAGACGGAACAACAAAACAAGCAGGAACTTGAAGGAACAAGGCTTGGTATTGATATAGCAAAAACCAAAACACAATCATTCAGGAATAACGTTCAATGATCGCTACTCAAACTTTGAGTTTTCTTGTATCAAAATTTGATGAACGCCGGGAAGAGTTACAGGATTTTATAAGCCAAGGTTCGCTTAAAGATCATGCCGAGTATCAAAAACTTTGTGGAGTCATC